TTAGGACTAGATCGTACAAACAATTAATTTGTTATTTTAATCAAAAAACCCCAAAAAACGCCTCAAAAACACCCTTTTTTTGGTTTGAAAAAGGCTATTTTCCCGATATAAGTGTAACATGAGTAACAAGAAGGCTGAAATTCTTGCAGATGACATCGAGGCGGAAACAGGACGAAAGTTGACAAACCGTCAGCGAGAGTTCGCACGCTATTATGTCGAAGGCATTTACTCTAATGCGGAATGCGCTAGGAAGGCTGGCTATGCTGATCCGTCTGCCGCATCCATCGCTGGTCATTTGCTGGCTGGCAAAAAGTTTCCCCATGTCGTGGACTACATCCAAGAGTTAAGACAGGAACGAGAACGCCGTTATGGCGTGACAGTCATTGGTCAGCTCAAGAGACTGGACGAGCTTTCGCACGGCGCGGAAGAGGCTGGACAATTCTCTGCCGCTATCAATGCTGAAAAGATTCGATCCGCTCTTGGTGGCTTGACGGTTGATCGCCGTGAACAAATCCATCAACTTGATGATCTGTCGCGTGAAGAGATTACATCTCGTCTTGCCCAACTTCGCAAACAATACCCACAAGCATTTATCGAGGGCGAATATAAAGAGGTAAAAGATGTCAGCACCAGAGGCGAACTTCTGGAACACATTGAAGCGACACCTTCCGAAGAACTGCTACCCAACGAGGATTGAAAACCGTCACGGCGGCGGCATTCCCGATGTTCATTTTGTTTGGTCTGGGCTTGTGTTCTGGATAGAATTAAAAACAACGAAAAACAACACGGTCAGACTTGCTCCAAACCAAATCGCTTGGAATACCGCGTATTCGCGCTCAGGTGGCTTGTCATTCATCTTAGTAAAGCACCTCTCTTCGGGTGACCTATTTTTATTTGAGGGCGCACAGAGCCGCGAGATTGGCAGGAATGGGCTTCGGGAAGAACCGCTGTTCCGAGGTTCGGGACACGAGGCTCTATGGGATCGGGTTCGGGAGTCGGGCATCAGGCATCTTGAGTCGGTACTGGAAGCGCAGCGGTTGCTGCAGCAAGATTCGGGAGTCGGGGTTCGGGATTCGGGAGTCGGGGTTCCGGGCACCAGTCCCTCGCCCCTTGGCTCCGCCCAGGGCTAAGACCAGGAGTCGGGGTTCGGGGTTCAATAAAAAGCTGCGTTATGCTGCGGACTGGGCTGCCAGTCAGGGCAGGGCTGCGACTAGGCAAAAGAAAAGAGGGCTTACGCCCCCTCCTCCTCTATGCTTGCCTCGATCTTGTCGATTAATGCCCCAAATGCCTCGAATAAATCCCGCTCGGCTGGTTCTTTCGCGCATTGATCAACAACAATTTCTTTGATTGCGTCAATAATATCTTGTTTAGTCATTGCCAAACCTTTCTGTCATTAGTTTACCGATAGTTTTTATTTTTGTTTCTGTTTCGGGATCGGTCATAGGATTAGTGTCTTGAAAATATCGCGCCATTAATTCCGCGTGATATGCCATTTTTGCGTCATAATCCGTGACTGTTGCCCGTAATTCGTTGTCTGTGTCGGTGAGGGCACGTTGCGCCCTCACACTTTCCATAATCGCTAATGTTCTCTTGTTCATTTTACCGCCTCGATAATTGTGGTTACGCCGTTGTTTGGTTTATAGCATAGTAAGCAATCCATGCATTTTTGCCCCGTACAGTTTTGATCAATTGCGCTGTCTTTTGATACGTTGTTAAACGTGCGGTCGAAAAACTTTGGCGGCTTCGCCATAACGCGGTCAATAATTGGATTGCTATAGATCAGTATCAAATTTGATGGTTTTCCCATAACAAGATCACCATAGAATTGATTGATTAAGTCTTTGCGCTTAGTCCACAATGCAAAAGAGCAATGCGGATTGTGTAACGCGATATTGTGGAAATTTTCCAACATGGTCAAATTGATCAATTCACCATGCCCCGAAAAACGAAAAAACGCGTCAAGAATTGTTGGCAACATATGATCAGGAATTAATCCGCCCGATAAGATATCGCTATTCTGTTGCCATGCGGGAATACAGTTTTTTCGCATACCTTGCAACATCTCGGCGGAATAACATTTTGTACAGATCACCTTATCCTTGCCGCTGTTGTACATTTTCATACAGTATGGATTGGACAAGGTGTTAGTGTTTAACGCTTTAAACCCTTTTAACTTGCCCGTCATGTTTGATATTTTTAGCATTGTATAACCCTCCAATAGTTAATGATAAGATTATAAATAAAATACAAAATAAAAACAAGCGATAATATCGGGTTAATGTAGGAATGTAGATGGATTTATAGAAAGTTAAAAAATTGCTTATTCAATATTTTTTCGGGTTTCGGGCAGCAATTGCAGCGCGACCCCAGGCTATACCAGGGCAACCAGGGATCACCAGGGGCAGCCAGGGGCTGCAGCTTCGGGGTTCGGGGTTCGGGGTTTAATAGAAACGGGGCAGCCTATCGGCCGCCCCGCCCTTGTAGTATTGGAGGACTACAAGCAAAGATATACCCCAGCTCATGTGACTGGGGCAAGTGAAAAGAAGGATAGAGGGTTGCCCCTCTATCCCATGGGGTTATACACGGATTTCAAATTGGGTTTCGGATAACAGGATCGTCAATTCACCGCCTTGTATTAGCCGCTGAACTTGTTTCCTATTTAATGGGATGAACTCCGCAAAATCATCACCGCTTACGGCATATGTCTTATCCCATATGTCTTCCTGATCCCGATCATAGCCATCAGCATAGATTACATGAACACCATCGCCATCCATGTCGCGTTTATCGGATGGTGACATCACATAGATGCCATCATCCTTTACTAGCCATAAACCATAGTCGGCGGTGTTTGTTTTCTCATATGGTATTTTTCGCGGGTGTTTCATCATATGCGATAACATGCGCGGGAATTCACCGCTTTTGAAAGTTAACTTATGCATAGCCTAAATCCTTATTCTGTCTTGTGGTTAAACGCGGATCACCATCCTGATGTTCATTTAAGCGGTTATCCCATGTGCGCGGATTATCGCGGTGATCATCATCAACATAGCGTTCAGTGATTGCGTATTTGATCCCCATACTATCAAACTTATCTAATAGTATTTTGAGATCACGATCTTCTTCTAATGCCCATATTTCACCATTAGGCGTTTTGTATGAGCAACTAGAAAAATCCTGTTCACTTAACCGCGCTTGCGCCACTTGGGCAGGGGATACAATCCCCCACCCGTGCCCGTTATCATGTATGAAAACGATATTCATTATAGTACCTCCACAATATCTAGGATTTCATTACCATAGCGTGAGATTAATTCCTGTTTCATAATCTCTTTACGCTTGTTTATAACATTAGTGTTATGGTGATCATATGCGTCCGACCAAGCTAATAGGCAGGTATCAAGATACGCATTGTTTAAGATCTCAGAAACATAGGTATCCCCATATTCACCGCTTGGGCAATGTGGGGAAGTGACAAAACAAAACCACCGCGCATGTTCGTTGTCTTGTTCTTTATCAGGACGCTGATAAGTTTTAATCACTTTCCACGTCCAATCGCCAAACTTGTATGTGGCATATGGACTGTCAGGCGTCCTGCTTTTTCCAAATGGGTTCTTCATAATATGTCCTCCAATAGACAGTTTAAACGGCATCATTGCCATGACTGATTATAACCCGAATAATAAACAAAAAACAAGCGAAAATATGATCGGGTTCGGGATCAAGTTTTAATCGGGTTCGGGGTTCGGGGCTGGCTTATTCTAGACTACTAGCACCACCAGCCGCGCCGCTTTATGGTGGCTTCCAGTCACCATAATCTAGGCATAAGAAAACCACCACCCGCGTGGGTGGTGGCATCCTGATCAGTCTTCTAATGCATCCAATCTAGTTTTGATCTGCACTTCTAGATATGATCTTTTTTGTTGTTCTAGATCTGCTGCCATCGAGTCTCTTAATTCTTTGGCAAGTTTTAATCTTTGCTTGGCTAGTGTTAAATGTTCGCCATCCATTTCTTTTTCAGCATACGTTATTAATGCTTCAACGATTAAACAAACTTGCTGTATGCTTAGATCAACGCCGAATTTTGCTTCATATAGTGATACTCTCATTGTTTTAGTCTCCAATACTTGGGTTGAAAAGACTAGGCGGACAATCCGCCTAGCCGTATGAAGTTTTATTTCCAGATTACATTATAGGACTTTCTATAATGACCTTCTATCCATGACTCACCTTTAACAGTCTTTTTAACTAACTTGTTTTCAAGCGCGTCATTGAAGATATCTTTACTTGCTTTAGTAAAGAGTCTTCTCATCTCTTCACAAAACTCATATTGCTCTTTAATCGTCATCTCATCTTTAGACTTGTTATAGAGCCTTAATGAGTTTTGAACATGAGATACTTTCAACATTGTAATCCTCCTATATCTAACATTGTCAAAAAGCACATAGACTTTGCGTTGTCTATAAATAGACAATAAACTAAAAACAAATAAAAAACAACATAAAACGCAGCTTTTTATTGTCAACAATTTGACGCTTATCTACATCTTGTGTGCCAGGAAATTGACACCACTATATCTTGTGCACTACATCTTGTGTTGCTTGCCTGCTAGCATACTACATCTGGGGTTACTTGGTCGTTTTCGGGCGGGATCGTCAAAATCTTGACACCCCACCCCCGTCAATTTTTTGACAGCTGCGGCCACCCACCCTCCCGCCCTTAATGGGTACAAACAATCCCATGTTTTTCCGTTCGACCTAGGTTCGGGTTGCAAGTTCCACAAATTAATTGTACAAATAGCTATAGGAGTCCCTGGGCGGGAGAAAAAATTTGCAAATAAATTCATTTGAGGCCTTAGGCAGGATCATACCGTTACTTACTGCTGCGCCTTTTTACAGCACGGAGACGCTTGAAGAGAGTATGCCGCGCTTCCTGAATGCCATTGCTTACGACAAGATCCGTTATTACATGCGTGACGACCAGATGATTGGCTTTGTCACTTGGTGTTTCCTGACACGAGAGGAGTCCCAGAGCATGAAATATTCTTGGGACGAGGCTTTTTCCAGACAGGACGGTGAGGAACTTTGGGTGGTGGACATGGTAGCCCTAGATAGTGTAATATCTATCGGCAAGGAGTGCCGAAATTATATTTTTGGTGTGACGGGACACAAGGTCGCGTATTGGCGCAGACCTAACGGCAGAATGGGAAAGGCTACGAACTATGGGTAAAAGTGCGGGATCAGGTGGTCAAGGTGGCGGTCGCGAAAGAGCGATGGAGTCAAAGGCTCGAAGCACACCTAGTCGTGGTACGGTATTCGGTGTAGACGGCGTATCCAAGACTGGAAGCACGGCGCGAGATGCGGCAATCGGTTTCACTGCTGGCGAAGGCACTGGCAAGGCTGGGGCAAACTTCGAGGCACTGAGTGGCGCGACCCGTGAACAAAGAGACAAAGCGGTAGCGGCGGCACAGGCAGCCCAGGCAGCAGGCACGAGTCCACAACGTGCGGCGGCGGAAGCCATTGGTGCTCCGGCTCCTATCAATCCCGTAGCCAGAGCCATCGGTTTAGATTCCCCATACGCTCGTCCTACTACGGCAGCGGACGAGGCGGCGTTTGACGACTTCTTAGCGAATGAAGTAACGGGTGCCCCGACTCCTGAATCACGACCCGATGAATTAACGACTGAGGCATTTAGCTCCTCGCCTCTCGCCTCTTTGCTTGGTGACATACAGCGGACACCTGCTATTGATGTATCCAACATCACAAACATGGCATTGGCTCGTGGCATATCAAACCCCACATACGAGGCTGAACTAAACAGGCGTGCGATAGCTGGCGACCAGGAAGCGAAAACCCTGTTTGATAACGCTTTGGTAAAGGGATACACCCAGCCATCCGATTTGGGTGTCGCGGATCGAATTTCGTCACCAGTTCCACTACCTCCTGTCAGACCAGTGGGAATCTCGACTCTTGCTCCTGCACAAGTTGGACCGCCAGCCGCGCAGATGCAAACCATTGGACCAGCTACACAGGCTGTGCAAGGTGAGTATTACGGGGAAGATTTACAGCAACCTGATATCTTCGGCACACCGGGTGGGCAGTTCACGGAATTGTACGGGTTCCCTGATGCAACGGCTCTAGGTGAGTTCCAGACGCAAGCCATGCGTCCTTCAAGAGCAATCAGTCAACTCATGGACTTCTCATTGCTAAGTCAGGGCATTGGGGCGTTAACAGGCAACGATCCATCGGAAGCCGCATTGGAAGGTGGTCGCCAGAGTATGCGTGATATATTGGCTGCTGGCGGGAAGTTTAACCCTGACACAGGACGTATCGAGGCGGCACTGCCAAGTGGGCAGTTGCAGATGAACAACTTTGGAATGGTGACCTATAGCGGGATGCCAGATCCAAACTACGCAGGACCTTTTGCAAACTTGGTCAATCCTCCCGAACAAGAGCGGGGCGGGATGCAACCTATTGTGGAGCCTATAATGGAAGAGGAAGTGGTCAACCCATGCCCACCAGGGTATGCCTTGGTAGATGGCGTGTGCCAACCGCTGGCTGGAACAGCTCAACCTGCCGCACCTGCGGTAGTGCCAAGTTCATTCCAACCAACGTATCAACCTTATCAACCGCAACCTCTTAATCCATTTGTACTAAGCCCAACAGGAGCGGCAATCGGTAGATCTGTCTAATGAGTTTAGATACAGTTCCAGAGGAAGTTCTGAAAGAGATATACGCTCTTCAGAACCAGAAGGTAAGATTGACGATCCGCGAAGAAGCGCGGGACAAGTTTATGCCGTTCGTGCACCATGTGTATGACGGGTTTATTGAAGGCACGCATCACCGCGTTATTGCGGAGAAGCTGGAGCGGGTAGCGAGGGGCGAGTTAAAACGCCTCATCGTCAATATGCCGCCACGACACAGTAAGTCGGAGTTTGCCTCATACTTGATGCCTGCTTGGTTTCTTGGGCGGAACCCGAAGCTAAAGATCATTCAGGCGACACACAACACAGAGCTTGCCGTGAGGTTTGGTCGTAAGGTTCGAGACTTAATTGCGACACCTGATTATCGGGTCGTGTTTCCCGACACTCAACTCAAGGCAGACGATAAAGCCGCTGGCCGCTGGGGTACCTCAGTTGGCGGGGAATATTTCGCCGCAGGGGTGGGGGCAGCGATGACTGGTCGTGGCGCGGACTTGCTGATTATTGACGACCCGCACTCGGAACAAGACGCCCTATCTTCCACGGCATTCGACAACGCATTTGAATGGTACACCTCTGGACCTCGCCAGCGTCTTCAGCCAGGCGGGGCGATCATCATTGTTATGACGCGATGGGGCATGAAGGATTTGACGGGGCAAGTGCTCAAGATGCAAGGCTCGGATGTGATGGCAGACGAGTGGGAAGTTGTGGAGTTTCCTGCTATACTACCAAGCGAGAAGCCGTTGTGGCCTGAGTTTTGGAAAAAAGATGATTTATTAAAAGTTAAGGCATCACTTCCTGTTGGCAAATGGAATGCTCAGTGGCAACAGAACCCAACCGCCGAAGAAGGCGCGATTGTCAAAAAGGAATGGTGGAATGTCTGGGAAAAAGAGGACATACCTTCAGTTAAGTATATTATACAGTCGTATGACACTGCGTTCAGTAAGAAGGAAACTGCGGACTTTTCCGCTATTACTACTTGGGGAGTGTTTACTAATGAAGAGACAGGTGCAGATAACATTATACTTATGGATGCACGGCGCGGCAGATGGAATTTCCCAGAGCTTAAAGGCGTTGCGCGAGAAGAGTATGAGTATTGGGAGCCTGATATGGTCATTATTGAGGCGAAAGCATCGGGGCAACCGCTAACGGACGAGCTTCGTGCGACAGGTATTCCAGTTATGAACTATACACCGAGCAAAGGTCGTGATAAGATTACGCGGATGCACACGGTAGCTCCGCTGTTTGAGGCTGGGATGGTGTGGGCACCCGAAACAAGGTTTTCGGACGAGGTTATCGAAGAATGTCTGGCGTTCCCACATGGGGAACATGACGACTTTGTGGATAGCATGACGATGGCTTTGATACGGTTTCGGCAAGGCGGGTTTATTGAACTCGAAGGCGAGAACGATAACGACAATTATTGGTATCCTAAGAAGAAGGAGTATTACTAATGGGCGACTTTATAATTCGTGGTAGCGGTGAGGATGCATTGGGGAAAGGGCTTTCTAAACAAAAGCACGGCAAAGAACTGGACGATCGTCTTAAAAACAGAGGCACGGCAAAAAATAGACGTCCTAGCAAAATGTATGCTGAAAGCGGCCCTCGCTCTGGAAGTCGAGTAGATAAGAAGATTACTGAACTTGCTAATGAGATATTAGCGGCTCGTCACGCAAGAAAAGATGCACATAAAGCTAAGAAAGAACAAATGAAGAAAGATCGTCAACAGCAAGAAGAACTTCTTGAAGCTATGGGTCTTGGGGGCGAAAAAGACAAACCTGACGCTGACGGCTATCGCAACGGTGGAAGTGTTAACATTAAAAACTTCAAGGGCAGCTTCTAATGAAGGTCAAGAGACGCGGAAAGTTTAGAGGGATATTCTAATGGCAGTACCTCCACGCCCTATGGGCAGCTTAGTAGATTCTGGAATCGAGGCTCCAGAAGGAATGAACGTAGAGATACCGCAGGTGGAAGATTTCGCTGGCGGTGCGGAAGTCATGGAACAGGCTGACGGAACTGCGCTTATTCAGGCTCTGATGGGTGGGGGTGCACCAGACGGAATAGAAGTCGAGACTGAGCAGTATGACCACATGGCTAATTTAGCCGAGGTCATTGACGAAGGCATTCTGGGCGAGATATCCAGTGAGCTTCGCGGTCTGTATGAAGAAGATATGGAGTCGCGTTCTGATTGGGAAGAAGGATATACAAAAGGCTTAGATCTTTTGGGTATCAAGTATCAAGAGCGGAGCCAACCGTTTGAGGGGGCATCAGGTGTTACTCACCCGTTAATCTCTGAGTCGGTTACGCAGTTTCAGGCGCAAGCGTATAAAGAACTTCTGCCAGCAGGCGGTCCTGTAAAGACGCAGGTGCTAGGGGCAAAGACAGCGGAGAAGGAAGCGCAAGCTAGCCGCGTCAAGAACTTCATGAACTATCAGGTTACTGAGATCATGGAAGAGTTTGATCCAGACACGGATCAGATGCTGTTTTATCTGCCGTTATCTGGTTCTACGTTTAAGAAGGTTTATTTTGACCCGACCAAGGGTCGTGCGGTATCGGCATTTGTGCCAGCCGAAGATTTGGTTGTCCCCTACTCTGCTTCCGATCTAGCAACAGCACCTCGCGTGACGCATACCGTTCGCATGGACGGGAATCAAGTTCGTAAGATGCAGTTTGCGGGAATCTACCGTGACGTAGAGATCAGCGAGTTTGATGACGAGCAAGACAATCCTGTCAGAGATAAGGTAAGCGAACTGGAGGGAATCTCCAAAGGCTACACCGATGAGATGCATACCCTCTTGGAGATGCATGTTGATTTGGATCTGGAAGGATTTGAAGACATTGGTCCTGATGGTGAGCCAACAGGAATTAAACTACCATATATTGTAACAATGGATTACGGCTCTGGTGAGGTATTATCCATCACCCGTAACTACGATCAAGGCGATCCGTTGAAGCGGAAGCGTCAATACTTTGTTCACTATAAGTTTCTCCCCGGTTTAGGGTTTTATGGGTTCGGTCTTATTCATATGATCGGCGGATTAGGTCGTGCGGCTACGAGTATTCTTAGACAATTGATTGATGCAGGCACGCTGGCCAATCTGCCATCTGGTTTTAAGGCACGCGGCATTCGTATTAGAAACGAAGACGAGCCGCTGGCACCAGGTGAATTTAGAGACTTGGATGCACCTGGCGGTGACATCCGCAACTCAATCATTCCTCTGCCGTTCAAAGAGCCATCAGGAACTCTGGCTCAGTTGCTTGGTTCGCTGATTGAGGGCGGACGGCGGTTTGTTTCTATTGCCGATCAGCAGATTGGCGAGGGGCAAAGAGGCGATATGCCTGTAGGCACGACTGTTGCGTTGTTGGAGCGTGGCATGAAGGTTATGTCTGCTATCCACAAACGCTTGCACTATGCTCAGAAGAACGAGTTTCGTTTGCTGGCACGGATTCTTGCGGAGAACCTACCACCTGTATATCCATACGAAGTGGCTGGCGCACCATCTGAAATCAAGGCGCAAGACTTTGATGGTCGCGTGGATGTAATCCCAGTATCGGATCCAAACATCTTCTCGATGTCGCAGCGTGTGACGCTTGCACAAACGCAGTTGCAGTTGGCTCAGTCCAATCCGCAGATCCACAACCTGTATGAAGCATACAAGCGTATGTATCAGGCGTTGGAAGTCCAGAACATTGACGAAATCCTACCTGCAAGGAAAGAGCCACAGCCTACTAGCCCAAGCATCGAGAATGCAAAGGCATTGCAGGGCGAGATCCTGACGGCATTCCAAGAACAGGATCATGACGCACATATGATGACACATGTGACGTTTATGAAACTGCCTATGGTTTCGGCTTCACCGAACATCTACGCTATTTATATGGCGCACCTACAGGATCACATTTCCATGAAAGCGAGACTGATGGTTATGCAACAAGCGCAACAACAGCAGGCGCAAGCACAGCAGATGATGTTAGCGGCTCAGATGGGTGCGGTAGATCCGATGATGGCACAGCAGGCTATGCAACAATCCCAGATGATGACCCCTGATATGGTTGAAGCGGAAGTGGCAAGACTTGAAGCACAATTCACACAAGAAGTCTTGCAGATGCTTGTTCCACAGGGTCAGCAGGATCCACTCGTACAAATCCGCCAGCAAGAACTTGCTATCAAGGCGGCAGATGCTCAACGGCGTGCACAACAAGACGCCGCCGAACTAGACCTAGAACGCCAGAAGCTCCAGCAACGAGCTATGACTGACGCAGCCAGAATCGAACTCCAAGAGGAGATTGCGGAGGATAGGGCAGATGTAAACAGGGAACGCATCCAGACCCAGCGTGAAATGGCGGCGATGCGTAGAGGTTAGTGGATCCAGTAAGTGCGATGGCAACCGCTTCGGCGGCTTTCAAGACCATAAAAAAAGGGTTTGCGATAGGCCGTGACATAGAGTCAATGATCGGCGATTTATCGCGCTGGATGAGTGCGCTTTCTGATATTGATCAAGCAGAAAAAGAAGCCAAGAACCCACCCATATTCAAAAAAATGTTTTCTGGTAAGACCGTGGAGCAAGAAGCTCTTGAAGCATACGCCGCAAAGAAGAAGGCAGAATCCCAAAGAGCAGAGTTAAAACAATGGATGCAATACACCATTGGTTCAAAGGCGTGGGATGAACTAATCGCAATGGAAGGTCGAATAAGAAAGCAACGACAAGAAACTTTATATCGTCAACGCGAAAGGCGACAGAAGTTCATTGAGTGGGTGGTGATTATAACATCTATTATAACAGGAGTAGCTATTTTAGCTATTTTTGTTTGGCTTTTTAAGTTCAAGGATCAATAGGATGATTACACCAAAAAAGTTGGATGCATGGCGCATCGTACCAAGAGCACTGATATTCACATACATGATAGTTTTTTATCAGTTCTGTCAGTGGTTCATGTCTTTGCCAGAGCCAAATAACGCTCAAGCAGGTGGATTTTCTGTTATCGTTGGCGCGGGGGCAGCTTGGTTTGGTCTATATGTTAACAGTAAACCCTCTCCAACTAACAAAGATGAATGATTCATGTTTTCTTGCTCATGGTCTATCTTGGGGTTGGAGATGATAGACGGTTGGTTAGTAACACTATGTATTTCCATAGTGTAACGGAGTGTAATTTCTTCGCCTCGCAAATATCCAAAAGATATGGTAATTATACCTATAGGGATTTTATGGATCCCCGCGATAAGGTGACAGCCTATTGCTTACCAAAGCATATTATAGAAGGATCAGTGGAGGTCTATTGATATGATGAGTTTATTAGGAAGCCTTCTTGGCTTCGGCACAAGTTTTCTTCCAGAAGTCCTGAATTATTTCAGAGCTGGGCAAGAACATAAGCATCGCCTCGAAACCATGAAGATGGAAGCGGAGTTGATGGAAAAGCGTTCTGCGCTTAAACTACAGGAACTTGATAAACAAGCAGATATACAGGAGTCCAAGAGTATTTATGAGCATGATAGAAGTATTAACGCTGGAGGATTTGTCAACGCTCTGCGCGGTAGCGTTAGGCCTGTTATTACTTACGCCTTTTTCCTGATGTTTGTAATGGTTGAAGTTGTGATTATGTTAAAAGTGCTAGAATCAGGCGGCGATTGGAAAGATGCGGTGGATTTGATGTGGAGTCCCGAAACGACTGGACTATTTGCTGCAATTATGTCATTCTGGTTCGGCAATAGGGCCGTATCAAAGTATGTTAGGAGCAAGTGATGCCTTTTAGTGAGTACAGTCCAAAGCAGAAGAAACTAGCTCGTATCGCGGAACCTCGTGATGCGATTACTGGAGCCGATTTTGCGGCATTGAAAAAGAAGGATGGCGGTATGATTAAATTTGCTGAAGGTGGCGATACTCGCCGCGCACAACTGATGCAACTTCTGGAAGATGCTCGTGAAAGAGAAGATGATGATATGATCATCGAAATTGAGGCAGAGTTGTTTCAGATGGGCGATGATGAAGGTATGATGGGCGGCGGCATGGTTAAAGGTCGCGGCTATCGGTATGGCGGAAAAGTTAAAGGCTACCGCGATGGCATGAGTGTTAGTTCAGACATGGGTCGTGGTTGTGGAGCGGCTGTATCTGGTAAAAAGTTTAGCGGAACATACTAATGCCTACTATTATGATTAGTATTCTACAGGATGGAAGCATCCCAGTAGATAAAATGTCAGACGATGATGATGGGAAGAGATGTCCTCTTCCCACTCAAGACGCTGACCTAAACGCAGAAAACCGTGAAGTTGCGATAGAGGAAGCAAACTATCGTGAGCCTAATTTCTCATCGGCTTTCCGCGCAGATGACGTATGCGGTAGTTGTTCCGCGTATAACCAGACTGAAGATATGCTTGAATGCATAGGTGATGAGTCAGGCAACACTGGCTACTGTCAGATCTGGAAGTTTGTTTGCGAGTCGGATAATACCTGTGATAGTTGGGCAGAAGGCGGACCAATCACAAGTGACAAACAAGCAAGCTACAAAGATATTCTATAATGGATGTTGCAGACTTCGCAAAATATGTATATAAATTGTTAGAGCAGCGTGAACAGCAAGTTGCTGACATGTTAACATCTGGTGGTGTTCAGAATTTTGAGCAGTACCAGCGGATGGTGGGAGAAGTACAGGGTCTTGTCTACGCCAAGGAAGAAATCAAATCCCTGCTGGAGAAAAATATAGACGATGGCGAAGACTTTATACGTTCCTGATCACATCGCAGCAAAAGTACAAGCTGACAAAAAACCTACCTCAGTTGAAGAGGCTTATATCGAAGAGAACAAAAGAGTTCTAGATCCGAGCCTTCTCAAGAAATCGTTAAAAGAGCGTCTTCCACAGCCTACGGGCTGGAGAATTTTGGTTATGCCTTATCAGGGTAGAGCCAAAACAGAAGGCGGTATCATCATTCCAGACCAAGCAAGGGAGCGAGAAGCATTAGCTACAGTTGTGGCATATGTGCTCAAACTAGGACCTTTGGCTTATCAAGACCCCAACAAATTCGGCGACAACCCCGAAGCATGGTGTCAAGAAGGTCAATGGGTTTGCATTGGTCGGTATGCAGGATCTCGGTTCAAGATTGACGGTGGCGAAGTTCGCATCATTAACGATGACGAAGTTATCGCAACTCTTTTAGAACCAGATGACGTGAAACATGTCTGAGGAGGCACAAATGGAACAAGCGCAAGAGCTAGAGAATGACGTTGAAGTAACTTTTGACGAATCTGGCAAAAAAGTTAACACAGATGATGACGATGCGCCACAGGTAGAAGCGGTTGAAGAAGACTCTTCCGAAGAGGAACTGGACAGCTATAGCAAAGGCGTTCAGAAACGCATCAAAAAACTTACTGAGAAGTATCGT